CAGGCTCATGTAGAGCTGGGCCATGGCGTTGACGATGTTGAGGCCGTTGATGATGCACAGCACGGCCTTTTTCTTGTCCCCCTGCTCACAGGTGACAATATCCGGGTCAAAATTCTCCACAGCCCGGATGCGGTCCAGCTCATCAATGAGCTTTACAATGTCATTCCACAGGGAGGCTCTGCCGGGGGCGTCATTGGGCACGGTGCCCACATAGCGGGTGTTAAACATGACCGCCACGTCATTGGCGATTTGGTCACACACACGCATGGTCTGGTTGCTCTGGAAAACCTCCCCCTTGGTGTCGGAGAGGGTCAGCAGGGTATTGATGTCCTCCAGCACACGAGTGACGCCGTTGACGTTGTGGAACATGAATTTGCCAGCCTTGAGGGCCGCCTCCAGCTCCGCCTGGGTGAGATCAACGTCCAGGGTGAGCTCCCCGTCATACTTGAAGTTGGTGAGGGATTTATTGACCGCCACACCGGCCTGAGCGCCGGTGACCCAGTAGACGATGGAGTGAGCGTCCACGGCGGCAATGGAGGCGTGGGTGGCCTCATTCCAGACGCCGATCACGCCCTCATAGTCCACGGTGGAGGGCTGCCACGCCACCAGCTGGAATTTGGCGCCCACCTCATCCCTCATGCGCTCCGTATAGGTGGCGTAGAGCTTGACGATGGTGGCGTCAGCCGCCGGGCAGCACAGGGTGTTAAAGGCAAAGCCCTCAGCCTTGTCCAAAAAGTCCTGGTGGCTGTCACCCGTGATGTCCGCCGCATCCGTGCCGCCGGTCAGCGGCTCCCCGGCGGTCTCTGCCAGGGTGGCGCCGGTTTTGAACACCACCCAGTCATTGGCCACCAGGCCTGCGGCGTCCGCCACGGTCTGGGTCTCCTGCCGGATGCCGTCCAGGTGTGTGCTCACGTCCCAGAGGCTGGGGTCATCCACGTTTGCGGCAATGATAATGGTGACATCATTGCCTCTCACGCCGGGATATTTCGCCTCCGCATAGGTATTGGCCGCCTTGACCGCTCCGGCGCCCAGCCGGTAGCAATGCACGGTGACAGCATGGAGGAAAATCTCCCGCAGGGCCAGCATTTTGGGGTGGTCATAGGCATAGCCGAAAAGGGTTTTGCTGTTTTTCTGAAACTCCCCGGAGGTCACGGTGAAAATCTCACCCTCCGGGCCCCAGCTCAGGGCAAAGGGCGCCGCTGCCACGCCACGATCAGAGAGCGTGGCGGAGGCCTTTGCGATGCTGGTATAATTGACATAAGTGCCCGGCAAAACCTTATTCTGGGTCAGCCAGGTGCCGCCGCCAAGAGCCATATTATTTCACCTTGCCTTTCTTAAACTTCTCGATCAGCGCATCCACCTCATCCAGGGTGTACGTCTTGCCGGGGTCCAGCAGGGCGCCGATCAGGTCCCGCCGGTTGGCATACCTCTTGGAGGTCAGCAGCTGCTCCTTAGTGTGCCGGGGCACGCTGTTGGTCTTGACCTCATTGCCGTCTTTGGTAGGCATGTTTTTAACCCTCCTGTCTTATTGTGAGTGTTTCCATGTAAACGGGCTCCGCCGGGATGCGGACGTGGTGGTCATACTGGACCAGGACGTGCAACACATCATCCGTGATTTCCCATTTACAGCTTTTGGAGTGTACCACGTCCCCCTCCGGGGTGGTGATACTCCCCAGGACCAGCGTGAGCTCCTGCGCCATGGCGTAGCACTCCACGGGGCCCTCTTTGGGATAATAGATCACATCCAGCTGAGGAGAGCGGGCATACCGCTCTCCCACCAGCCGGTCATGGCTGGCGCCCGGCATGACCACATTGAGGTCACCGGGCGCCAGGCTTTGTTTTACGTGTCCGCCGTGGATGCTGGCATCAGGAAATGCCGCCTTGAGCGCCAGGCTCACCCCGTCCAGGATGCTGTTAAAGTTGATCTCTGCCATAAGTCCTCCTTTTGGGGTCAGGCCCATTCCTTAAAGAGCTCCAGCGGGATCTCCTGGTGGTTGGTGTAGACCGCAGGCTTGCCGCTCCGCTCATAGTCACGGGTCACCCCGTTCTGCGTCACGGTGATCTTGGAGCCCTCCGGGATGTCCACGGCAAGCTCAATGAACAGCTTAACGGTTTGGACCACCAGGGCCGCCTCAGAATTGGGCTCCGTGCCCATCACTGTGGAATAGGAGACCCGGCACGGCTGATCTGCCAGGGTTACACGCTCCACTGGCTCCGTGCGGCCGTTGGCGGGGTTATACACGCCCTCCCGCACGGTGATGGTGGCCCGGCCTGTCCAGAGGCTTTGGATTGCTTTCTTGTAATCGCTCACCAGACTAACCTCCTAAAAGCCGCAATCAGCGTTTCATCCGGGTTGACCATGCGGTCAACGATGCTGTCCAGGTCTCCGGTATCGGTGCCGGAGCTGCCGTCCGCCACGGCGTAGGTCACGGTGATGTCACCCTCCTTGATGCTCTTGACCGGGGCGTCCGTATCAAAAGCGGTGGAGCCGGACAGGGAGCCGGTGGCCATCTTGTCCTGGAGGAACAGGCCGGCGGCCATATCCACCCAGACGTAGAAAAGCCCCTCCGGGACCTCCCGGCGGTTGGTGCTGATTTTCAGCGTGCGCTCCGCCTTTTGGATGTTGAAGTCCAGGACGGCGGTGTCCTCATCTTTCACCTCATAGCCCAGAGCCGCCAGTCGGACCTTTACGGCATCCAGAATGTCCATGGGTCATGCCCTCCTTTCTGCGGGCTGTGTATCAAAGGACTTTGTGCTGTGGTTATCTGTCGTAGGTCAGGGCAATGGTTTCTTCTACCGTGTTCGCTGTTGTTCCTCCGGAGACTGGCACGACGCCGCCCGTGTCGCCGTTATAGAACTCTATCCATTCATCGGTGACCAAATCTTTATACATCAGCACGAGGTTTTCGCTAAAAGGCATATAGCTGCCAAGACTATAGGATGGAAAGCCTGCTGTGATGGTGCCCGTGCGGGTGCCCAGCGCAAATTCAGCTTCGCCGTATTCCCGCTGAGAGCCCATGTCATATCCCCACAAGCGCATTTTCCAAGCGACAGGCATAGCTACGCCAAAGTCGATTTTGAATACGAACATACTTGCGTATGTGTTCACACTGCCTCCGCTTCCGGATGTCTTTGTGGAAAGTGTAGAGGTTTTCTTCGCCGTTAGGTCTTGGGTTACTCTTTTCCTCCACACAACGACCCCATCCATAACGATGCGTTCCACATTTTCGCCGTCGATGTTTGCATCTGTGGTGACCGGCATATCCACACCGTCAACAAGGATTGACATAGTATCAACCTCCTGTCTTTGTGGTGATGTTCAGCACCGTCCCTTGCAGGTCGAAAGTCACGCCGGGGTCTCCCTGTACGCCTTTCAGGTTGGAGAACTTGAAAGTGAATACCCTCGCCAGCTCCGTGCCGCTCACCTCGACCTCCACAGAGGGAGTGCCGACATTTTCATCCACGGTGGCCGATGCGCTGGTGATGGCCGCACTCACGCCGTTCTTGATCTGGAGCTCGCTTTTGGTCAGGTCGCTCAGCGTGACCTCCACGATGTTTACGCCGCCGCTTTCCTCGGAAACGACTTTCTGGACAACAGACTGGACGCCAACAGGGCCGTATTCCTCGCCATTGCACATAATTTTACCCATATTTCGCTCCCTCCTTTACGCTGCGGTGTCCGTGGTCTTGGTATAGCAGAGCGTGACATACCATGTGTGGGCAGAGGTGTCATCTTTCCCCTCAACAAAGTTGATTACCGTGGCATTTGCATAACGAACTCCGCTTATAAAGCCACTGGCAACCTCATTGTTCCATGCTAAATATGGGGTCATGCCACTATTGCCTCCGGTCGAGAGACGATAGGTGCCAAAGGGATTGACAAATATAGTTTCCACATTGGCGATACCGTGTTCTGCGGTATAATATCCCCCCACCTTTGTTCTGCCCGTAACGGTTTTTGTGATCTGATACAGCGGCTTACCCATCCACGTTCCAATCTCCCGCTCCTCCGTGGAGAAGTGGACGCCTCCGCCTCCGCCTTGTGCGTCCTTGATGAGCCGGACGGTCCCGTCCATCTTGGCGTCATCGCTCAAGGCGTCGTATTCCTCCTGCGTCATCTCCACCATCGAACCAGCGGGGAGGTTAAACCATCCGCCGTCATAATCGGCATCGGTGTTTTTCCCGTAGAACTGACCGGAAGTGCCGCCTGCGGGGAATGTGGCCGGAGGCGGGTCCTGTGCCACGGGCTTGCCGTCCGCATCAAAGCCCAACATCTGCCCCTCAGCGCCGGTGAGCGCATCCTGCTTTCCGGGTACTGCGCTGATTGCGGCGTCGATGTCTGCGCCCGTGTGGGCGCTGTTGTACTGGCCTCCGTTATCCAGCAGCCATTGTGCCATAAAGGCATTAAATTCTTCCTGTGTGATTGCTGCCATTGTTGTCACCTCCTGCTCAAGAATAGCTGCCCGCCCGCCATGAACAGGGCGGAGCCGGACGGGATGAACGACTGGTTATCGTTCCAGCTCCCGTCCTCCCCCTGCACAAATAGGCTGATGCGGTAGGTCCCATCCCCGTTGATGAGATGGTCATCATAGATTTCAAACGTCCGCTCCGTCCCGGCGGGCGTGGTGGAGAAAGCTGCTACCAGCTCTCCCACACCCACACCGTAGGTCTCTCCCGTTTTCGTGGCCCGGCACTCAAAGGCTTGATAGGCCGCATCTGCGGAAAAAGTAACGGTCACAAGATCAAAACCGCTTACTGCGGAGACCGTTTTGCCAGAGACGTTATAGCTGAGATTGGGGGCCCCCATTAGGCCACGCTCCAGGTGCCTGCCTCATTCTTGACAAACACCTTAACGGTCTTAACGCCATCACCGGCAGATGCAGCCTCCAGGTCAGCGCCCTTGATGGTGACAGAGATAGGCGTAGCGGCGGGGAACAGCTCCGCATCCGGGTCAGTATCGAGGTCCACAAGGCCGCTGGTGTTGATGCTGCCGTTGTCGGTGGGGATGACCACACCGGCATCCTCCAAGGTAGCGTTGGCGGGCACCACACAAACTTTGTACTCCACAAAAGCCACGTCCGTGGTAAAGCTGACAACAGCACTGTTGTACCCATCCACTTTGGAGATGGTGGCCTTGTCCGGGCCGGTAACAGTGACCACAGGGACCGTGGAATTGAGGGTGATGTCATCTGTGACCTCTGCGCTTTCATTCCCCACGGCATCACGCACCTTGACATGGACGGTCTTGAGCCCATCGCCGGTGGTGAGCGTGATGGCCTTTTCCGCCTCAAAGGTCTCCCAGGAAGCGGCGGCCTCCTCAAGAGCCACAGCAGGGTCATCCGCAGAGGCGATGCCCCAGATCTTCATCTGATAGCTGGTGGTGTCGGCGTCCGTCAGCGTGGTTTTGAGCGTGACGGCGGTGCTGGTGCAGTACAGCGCATCGTTATTGAGACTGATTGCCAGCCCAGCGGGAGCCAGCGTGTCCAGTGTCAGATTAAAATAGCTTGCCATTTCTCATTACTCCTTTTCATCAGTTGTATTGAGCTCAAGAAAGAAAACTCCTCCTGAGCGTTCAAAAATCAGCTCATCCCCAATGTAGATTTGTTTAATGCCCATATCGCCCTGATAAACGAGCTGGGCAGTGCTATCGCCTATCTGGACGGCCATTTTGTCACCCCCTGATAAGATACACGGTGTTAGCATCTCTTGGCGTGGGGAGCGCCTCAAAATCCGCTTTATCTATCGGCTCGATCTTCTGGATGCCGCCGTTAGATGTAACCGTGCCAGAGGGCGCAGGTACTTCTCCATAGGTGCCATCGCCCCGCAGGACTGTATTTTGGCCTTGGTCGAATTTAATGGCGTCCAGCCGGGTCTCGACTTCTGCAAATGTGTATTTGGATTTCTGTGCCACTCATTTCACTCCTTTCTGTTAGCTGTCTGCGTAGAGGAAAATGGAGCCGTCACTCAGGGTGAATGGCAAGCCGTCCGCTGTAAGAAAAGCGGTTTCCGGCACATCTGCGTCCGTGATACCGATTGCACCAAAGCCATACCAGCCCGTGGGCGTATACACCCAGCCAATCCAGCCGCCCGGCTCTGGGGCGCTGTTGAAAACGATGTCACCAACAGCTCCGGCATCTGTGGGTATAGTGGCCGATGTAGGGAAATTCCTGCCGTCTTTAACCTCCGCCTCCGAAGTTGTCCCGTCCGGGTTGGTAGTGGTGATAACAGCGCCGTCATCGGCGGCAGCCCTTTCCACCGTTATAATCGGATAGGGGATAAAAAGCGTACTGGTCTGTGCGGTGCCGTCATCCAGCGCCCACGCAAACACGATCTCGCTGCCGCCGGTGACCTCAGTGATGCTCTGTATGGTGCAGTTTTTACCCTTGAGCGCCCCGGCTCCAGCGAGAGACTGTCGCACATACGATTTGGCGATTGCAAGCGCATCATCGCCAGTCAGTCCTTTTGCCATGCATGTCCCTCCTTTACAACGGATACCAGGTCTTTGTGGGAGCGTGATATTTCAAATACGTCCCGTCATCGATGCACAAGGCCTTGCTGCCGGAGCCCAGGTTGTCATAGGTCGGCAGCTTGGCAATGTCGGCGGACAGGCCCTCATAGGTGCGGACGTTGCCCTCCACCTCTACGGAAACGCACACAAAGGAGCCCAGGTCCCACACCGGCTCATCGTTTTTATAAAGCTGTCCGTCAAACACTTTCATGGCGTCACCTTAGCCCTTGGAAGTGATGCGGCAGATGGGGATAGCCTTGTGAGCGATATAGGACCGCTGGCCAGCATCAGCCTCCCCGGAGTGTACCAGGGTCCAGTTGGTGCCGTCCTCCAGCTCCGCAGCCGTGGGGGAGAGGGTGGCCTGGTTGGCCTTTTCGTAGGAGATACCGTAGGGGGCAAACACCTTGCGCTGGCGGGTATAGAGGGTGTCCTCACCGCCGTTGGTTTTGGGGTCACGGGACATCTCATAGGGCACCTTAGCGCCGATGTCCTCATAGTTGATGGAGCCCTCACCCAGCACATAGCTGGTATAGATGGGGTCAGCGCCGGCGGTGTCCACGGGCATACCGTCATCCACCACCACCAGCTTGCCGTTCCAGGAGTACAGGGTCAGATCACGGGTGACGCCCTCTTTGTCCGTGTACTTGAGAGCCTGGAGCAGGTTGAGGTTTTCCAGGTTGGTGGCCACCACGGAGTGCATGAAGATCATGGAGAAACGCTTTTTACGATCACCGCAGGCCTGCGCCGTGGCGCTGTTGAGGGTGGTGGCCTCCATGGGGCCGTCCACGTCAAAGGTGTGCTGATTGACAAAATCGTCATTCTGGCCACCGGTCATGGAGAAAACACCCTTGAGGATGGACAGGAGAGTGTCCTGGTCCACGTCCTGCCAGTATTCGGCCACCTGGGCGGCCACGTTGTCCATGAAGTCCACACCGCCGGTGATGTCATAGGAAAAATCCTTTTCCACCCAGGCCTTGGCACGTCCGATGACCACCACGCCCTGCTCAAAGGTCTTGGTGCTGGTGGCGGTGATGTCGGTCTGGCCGTCATAGTTCACGGCGTCCCCGTCCAGCAGGCCACGCATAGCAATGCGGGCATAGCCGGTGCCGTTCTGGGAGGCGAACACCTCACGGATGTCCGGGTTGCCCACCAGCACACGGGACTTTCTGATCTCATTGAGCCGGGTGCGGGGCACACGGCCCACAGCGTACTTAAAAGCCTCAGCATTAAAGCTCTTGGCGTCAAACTTAGCATTAGGCATTTTTCAAAACTCCTTTTCAGTTATTTGGATTTGCGGCTCCTGCCGCTTTTGGCCGGGGCAGGGGCCTCCGGCGCTTTGGTCTCAGTCTCTCCCGGCTGATCTGCGGGAGGCTCCAGGTCCTGTGGCTCACCCTCACCGGCAGGGGGCTCCGGCTCCCCATCGGCGGGCGGGTCCTGTTCGTCATCGGTGCCCTGCGCCTGGGCCAGACGGGCAAGCACCTCCTGGGTGATGTCCTCAGCCAGCTCTTCCACACTGGGGATGGCCTCCGCCATGTACTGCACCACGCCCTCCTGGGTGCGGGGCAGCTCATGGAGCGGTGTGCCGGTCAGCTTGGTGGCCAGATTGCGCAAAGCGTCCTCAAAGGAAACGGTGCGGGGTTTCGTTACGTTTTTCATGGGCTCACCTCTCAGTCAAGTTTTGCATCAGGGTTTGCGGCCAGGTAGGCGGACAGCTCAGAATAAGTCATCTCAGACGGCTTTTTGCTCTCTCCGGGCTTGGCGCCGTCTGCGCCCTCTCCGGGTTTCCAGCCCTCACGCTTGGCGGGCTGGGCCGCCGCAAACATAAAGTCCGTGGCAGCGTCCTTTTTCATGGCCTCGATCTTAGCAGACAGGGTGATGCTCTCCCCGCCCACTTTCGCAATGACCTTGCCGTCCTCGATCTTGGCGCCCTCCAGGTACTCCGCCAGCACGGCCTTGACGGCGGTGTTGTTACGGGACCCGGCGGCGGTGAGCTCCGCATCCACGGCAGCCATCAGCTTGACCTTGGCCAGCTCCTTTTCATGGGCGGCCTTGTCCGCTTTGTTCTGCTGGGTCAGCTCCTCGATCTGTTTTTGCAGGTCGGCGTTGTCACCGGCGGACTTTTTCAGCTCCTCCAGCTGCTTGTCACGGGCCTTGACCGTTTCACGCAGCTGGCCAGCCTCCGCCTCCAGCTCAGTGACCTTGGCAGTCTTTGTGTTGAAGTCGGTGCGGGCCACAAAGCCCTTGCCGA